GAGAAGGTAGGTGTAGACGCCACGTTCTTGATTGCTGTTGGTCGGATGGAAAGCGATTTCCGTAACCTCATCCTCATCAACACTGCCTGCAAGTACAAGCTACGTAACTACAACTGCTATGCCGACTGTGGTATGACACAGCACCACGTGCGTGGCAGTATGAAGTACGTACAGAGCATGTGCAAGAAGCTGGCACGTTCTCCCAAGCTGTCGTTTCTAAAGAGCGCGGAGGAGCTTTCACGTCACATTGCTTTCTGTACTGACTCAAAGCGCATAAAGCGCAATCTTCCTACACGTCGCTGTGTCTTGAACAGATATAACCAGGGAACCTTCTATCGGCGTTCAGAGCAGTGCTCGAGATGCTGGATAAGCCCTAAGCGTTTCGATGGCAAGGAGGCCTACCGTTTAGCACTTCTGGACTGCAAGAAACGGCGCAACAGTTGCCGTCACAAAGCAGCCTACTGGAAGAAGGTTACCTGTTTCGAGTATGGCGCTCGTCAGAACCTTCGTTCTAAGCGAAGCTGTCGTCGTTGCTACAGCTTGACGAAGATCAGGACTGTATTTTACGCGCCGCCTCAAACCGATACAGCACTCACTTCCTTCCTTTTCGGCAAGCCCTCCCGCAAGTAGCACTTCGCTACAAATTTCAACAAATTGAAGTTACTGTCTACTAGGGTGTAGAAAGCCCTAGAAGAGCCTGTGGCAGCAAAATTTGACGTTGCTAATATTGGTTTGAGCTGACCTGGGCATTCCAAGAGGTTCAGTATGTCTGTCACTTCTGCAGCGCATTTTGTAGATGAATTGCGGGATCTGCTCCTGCTGCGTGTATCTTCCAGTCGGCTACCTGCTGTGGTAGCCGACGTAGCATCTGAGCAGCCATCGTTACTGCTCGAGTACGCTACTTCCGACAATAGCCACATTCCTGTAGTAATCGAAAATATCATTGACACACTGTCTCCCCGCTACCCCAATGTAGCTGTTGGGCAACCCATCCTTTCCTACACAGATAACGGGAACAATCGTCTTGAGGTGGTAGCCACGGAGGTTGAGGAGCCTTTAGAAGAAGGAGAGCCTCCTGAGGAGATTGGTGAGGGTGCACCTATTCCTTCTGATAACTCATTCCCAGTTTCAGTTACTATAGGCGACGTAGCTTTCGACATCGCCAACTACGATGGGATGACGTACACGGTCCTTCGCAATGGTGAGGTGCTGGAGGGGGAGTTGCCCAGCTTAGCAGCTGCGTTGGGAGCAATGCTTGGCTATGCGCTTCCTGAGATTGCAGATCGAGAAGCCAAGAAAGGGGCACCCAACCCAGACACGGAAGTAGACAAGGATTTCCTATTTGCGATCTCCAAATTCCTGCGCAAGAGTCCTATCATTCCTGACGCCTCAGTTCTGAAGCATCTGGTAGATTTTGTGGAGTTAACAACTCAGAGAGATTTTAACTCGCAGTAATTATGTGGACTGAACGATGACCAATTTTTTCTATAGTTTGTTTTTCCTTGTGCTGAGTGCTGCAGAAAAGGCTGCTCAGAGTTCTGGCGGCTTCAATTGGCGTGATGTGACCAGCTTGGCTGGGATTGTGATACCACTTCTCCTAGGTGCATTCTTTTATCTACTCCGCAAAAAACAAGAAGCAGAGAACGAGTTACGCAAGCAACAGATACAGGAAATCAAGGAATCGATTAAGCGGGTGCAGTATGACGCCGATGAAGCACTCAAGAAAATCAACGAGACGATAAGCGAGCATTTGCGGCATCAGACAACTTGTGGGGTTACGTACGTTAGCAGGGACACGTACAGACAAGATATGGAAACGCAGAGCAGCCATGTTGCGTCTATGAAGGGCACCATCGACACCCTGAATCAGATCATGGTGCAGCAGCAAACGTTGGTGACGCAGCTGGTCAAGTCATTGTCGTAGGGGAGTAGGCAACTATGTGTGCCCAGGATGGTTGGGATAATGGACACAGTGAGCAAGAGGGAGAATCCATGATTTTCATGCCAAAGGAGGTCATGCCTCAAAAGGATCCTGCTGAAAAAGAATTAGAACAAAGCAGTCCTCAAGAGGAGCTTCCGCGCACTACCACGGGGGTAATTAGAATCATGCGTGCAAGAGGACGGCCAGAGATGGCGGCACTAGTTGAAGAACTTCATAGTGCAGAGAAAAGCGTGATAGAAACTACCAAACGGGCGGAAGATCTCCTTAAGCTTCTACGTACACTCCACCGCAAAGCCACTGGAACATATCCCACCGTCAAGCCGCGTAAGCCTGCTGGTGACGACATTTAAACACCAACAAAATTCGTATGTCTCCCAAGAAACCCAAAAGTCTACTGAAGTTGAAGAAGCGTCCGATTGAAGCTTTCGGGGGTCTGGGAGATGAGCGTCGTGGATCAAAAAAGCGTAAGAAAAAGAAAAACGAAGAACCTGCGGAAGAGCGTGTAGAACTTGTAGCTGCACCACCCCCACCATCTCCACAAGCCCCAGATGACTCCCCAGAACCGTTTGGAGACATCTACGCCGCTCTGGATGCCGCTTCAGAAGCAGATGACATCGAGGCTGATGGACTTCCCAGCCCACGCGAGCTCATGCGGCTCGCTATCTCTGCAGACCTCGATCCCTCCATCTTCACTGAACGAAGTTTCCCCGTAGCTGCTAACATCATCGAGTGGTGCCGAGACGCCAACTTTCTTGGCTTTTCTGGTGAGCTACGCCCACGTCAGTTCCAGGTGTTGGCGCAATTCTTTGCCGATGTCTGCTACCTGTGCTCCGATACACACTACGTGCATACGGTTCCCGTCGATGACAGTCTAGGGAATATGCTAGATCGCTTCGTGCTCCTCGAGCACGGCATCTGCCCCAAGTGCCGCCGTAACCGCACAGAGATGCTTTCAGACTGGATCAGAGATCCCCGCTTCGCAGACTACAATAGCTACGAAGACGGCACGCCCATACGCCCAGTTCCTCCCAACGAACTCGTTGGTGTGTGGGGGCAGAGGTCTGGTAAATCATATACGGTAGCCACTTTTGCCGCACCCTATGTGTTGCATCGCTACCTGGCACTTCCCAACCCAACACGATACTTTGAGCAGGCGAGCAACTCTATTCTTCAAGCGTCATTTGTGGCACCTACCATCTATCAGGCAGAGGACAACCTATGGAAGTCCTTTAGACAGATATATGAAAACTCACCCTGGTTTAGAGCAGTCAAAAAGCACAACATCGAAGAAGGTAAACGTTTAGGTGTTTCTCTGTATGAGGCTGCCAAGCGTTTCATATTTTACCCAGGCAAACGCATTGCCATCTACATGCAAGCGGCAAGCTCCATCACCCTTCGTGGTGCAACACGCATCTTTGCCGCTATGGACGAAATGGGCTGGTTTAACACGAACCAGGATGGCAAACGACGCACGGGCGTGAAGGATGGTACTGAGGTTTTCAACGCATTGGAAAACAGCCTTCAGACTATCCGTACACAGGCAAACCGTCGGCGCCGGGACCAAGGTGACTACAATACGCTTGATGCGTATATGTTCAACATCTCAAGCCCAACATCCATCTCAGATCCAATTATGCAGCGAGCAGCCGTGGCCAACAAAAGCCCACGAATGTTCTACACGCACTATGCAACGTGGGAAGCCAACCCAGACGAAGACGAAGAAACCATCAAGGAGCAGAAGCGTGGTGACCCCGAGTCTCTGATGCGAGACTTCTACGCGATCCCGCCACGCGCTCTCAGCCCATTCTTCCCAAACTACGATTTGGTGAAGCAACTAGTGTCATCTACCGAAGGTGAAGTGGAGCCCCTATTCACCTACTCTATCGAGAAAGAACATCGTACAGATAGCTTGGCGCTCCTTCGTCCTGTGCTGAAGAGCATGCAGCCTGATATTTACAGCGCTCGCGTGTTGGCAATCGATAACGGTGAAGTCAACGACTCGTTTGCCTTGTGCGTTGCCAAGTACGATCCTCCTACAGACACCGTGATCTACGAGGAGTTTCTTGAGGTGGCTCCGTATAAAGGCTTCCACGTAGATCTACTGTGGTGCTACAACGAGCTCATCGTTCCGTTGATGCGGACATTCCAGTTTGTACATGTAGTTTTCGACCGCTGGAACAGCGCAATGCAAGTGCTCGATCTGCGTGACACCTACGGGCAAGACGCCGCCCAGCGGTATACGTTGAAGTGGAAAGACTTCGAGGACTTCAAGCACGACTTGCAGGACATGAAGGCGCACTTCCCCAAGCCCGAGATAGATCCCGATGAGCTCATTAAGATGCGGACGGTGGCTATGCGGTCCGCCTATCCTCGAGCGCACTTCCAACTGCAGTTGACGACCGTGGAACAGTTTGGGCGAAAGCTGTACAAACCTGATGGTGGAACGGACGACTTGTTCCGTGTAGCTGCCTTGTGCCATAGCCAGATTAGACGCAACCAAGACATCTACGTAAAACGCAGTTACGGCCACGGTCGGCGCCTGCCTGGTATCCAAACTGCTGGTGTCTTTCGCGGCGCAAGTAGCCGTGGCATGAGCGCAGTAGGTTCAATATACAGTGGCGGTGAGTTCGCTGGAACACGTTCCAGTGAGCGCTCTGTAGGAATCTCTCACAACAGGTCAATGCGACTTTTCAGAGGACGATAACAATGAACATCTACACACTGGTACAGAGCGTTTGTTCGGACGCAGACGTAGCCATCAGCACAAGTGGCATACAGCGTTTGGTCGGAACCCTTCGAGCAGCTGGCTTCGAGGATAGGCTCGACGCACGTCAAGCTGGATTGGCTAAACAGATTATCTCCAATCGTATTAGTAAGTTGGATGCTCCCAACCTGCGTACAGCTGGAGTGGTAGCCCCTATTTCATCGACAGCTCGTTTTGAAGAAATCGAGTCGTTACGTAGTAAAAACAAGTGCCCACGCTGTAAAAGTAATATGGAGCAGGTAAAACTGGCGACGTATGAACCAGCCAAGTTCTGCAAGAGGTGCAAGGTTGTTCTTTGGATGGATCATCAGTAGTACAGTGTAAAAGTTTACAGCAGCTGACGAAGCTGTTGAGGTACGCATGTTCAAGGTAAAATTCGACATGACAGAGGGGCGCTATAGACGCGTTGCCAACCGCACTGCAGCGGTAATGCGTCCGCATAGCTCCTCTCCAAATGCCCGTCGTCGTTACGGAACTGCTACCACAGGTGGAGCTCCTGCGTACAAGCGTCGTCATGCGGTGGGCTCAATGACCAATGTGACTGCACCTGCTCAAGCAGGTGCGGACATGTCTCAGCGTTATTCTCCAGTCTTCGAGCGAGCGGAAGATCCGACCATCGCTGAAGACTTCATGCCAGCAGATCCCCAGACCCAGCATAAAATCTTCCGCAACCTGATTATGTTTGACCCCATCGCGGGGCCCGCTACTGAATACTACCGTGACCTCGCGTTCAGTTCAAATGTGATTCTCAGTGGGATTGAGGACGGAGAAATTATCCAATTTTACCAGGACGCAATCGAAGCTTCTGGCATCATCCCCATCATGCCTGTCTTGCTGAGCGACTACTTGACGTTCGGCAAGTTCGTGTTCCATATGATCATGGACACGAAGATGGGCTACTGGACAGAGACTATTCCACACGATCTGGATTACGTTTCCATCAAAGTCTCGCCCATCCCCAGCTTAGACCCCATCATCGATATCCAACCTACACAGGATATGCGTGAATGGGCGATCTCCTCCGATGAACGTATAGTTGCTCAGAGACGTGGAATAGATCCAATCCTTGTAAGCCTCATGGCCGCTGGACGTCCAATTCCTCTGGCGCCAGAGAATACGATGTTCCTGCCTCGCCGCGTCTTCTCTACCGACTACTACGGCACTTCGTATCTCACTCGTATCATGCCGTTCAAAATCTACGAGAAGGCCCTACTCGATGCCAGCATCGCTGGCGCACGTAGACGAGCAGGCCCGCTTTGGCACATCAAAGTTTGGCCTGATGCTACCGATGTCGAGATGTCTGAAGTTCTCGATTTGTTTTTTGCAGCCGAAGAAGACCCTATTGGTGGCAAGGTGGTTACTCGTGAGGGTGTGGAGGTTGTTCCTGTTGGTGGTGGAGGAGCAGACTTCTGGAAACTGTCTGACGAGTGGGCGTTCCTCAGCGAAGCCAAGATGCACGCATTAGGAGTCTCTACGACCTTCTTAAGCGGTGAGGCGAACTATAACAGCATGGACATGGTGCTGTCTGCATTCCTCGAGAAGATCCGCGCTGTACGTGCATACTTCACCCGCAAAATCATGCTGGAGAAGATGTTTTTGCAGTTGGCGCAGATGCATGGTTTTGTTAAGCGGTCCGAAGCAGACCTTGCACACAGGATACGTACTAGCCGAAAGATTAGCAAACGCTCCAATCCAGAGTATCAACTTCCAACAATCGAGTGGGACAAGCCGCTTTCTCCCATAGCAGATAGAGATTACCTCGATATCTTGAAGTCGCTTGAAGAAGCTGGGCTTCCTATGCCCATTAGAATGATAGCGCAGGTGGCTGGCTTCGATATCGATAAAGCGCTTGATTCTTTTGACAGTGATTTGGAAACGCGAAAGAAGCTTCTCGAACATCGTCGTGCTATCGCACAACTCAGCCAACAATATGGTTTCGATGAGGAAGGAGCTTTTAAAGGTGGAGAGCTTGGTGGTTTAGGTGGAGAGCTTGGAGGTGAGCTTGGCGGTGGTCTTCCTGGTGAGCTTCCACTAGGCGAAGAGGGCGAGCTCCCTACGGGCGAGGAAGTAGGACTGGCTGGGTTGGGAGGTGGCGAAGAGGCTGGTGCAGCTGGTGGAGAAGCTGGTGGGGGTGGAGCAGCAGAGCTGCCACCTGCAGCACCTACCCCAGGTGCTGGTGAAGGCTTTGGTGCCGATCTGGCAAAAGCTCGTTTCCCACTGAAACCTACTATCCCCACGAGGAAAGTAATTGCTCAGCGACTCAAGGTAGCAAACGATATCGTTAAAGACCTAGAGGCTATTCCTGTATGGGATGCTGATGGTGCTCTTTTCGGGTTGACTCAGCGTCGGGTGGCGAAGATTCTAGATCGCATTGACCACACGAACCCAGAACACAAGCACCGACAAAAGCTGGCAACCAACCTTCCACAAGAACTGCGCCGCAAAGAGGGGCTGGATTCCATGCAAGCCACCATGGTGCAGTATCTAGCTATCCGTTTAGGATTTATCCCGCCCGTACAGATTCCAGAAGAGTCCTTCGACCGTCTACGCAAGTTCATCGTTTCACGTATGGATGGCAATGGGCTCACCAAATCGGTGAGCAACGAGATAGTTATGCTGTCCAAGATAGCTGAAGCTGGTGGTCGTCGCGGCAACAGCAAGCTTGCTAAATTCGTTGACCCAGTGGGTATTATCCCTCGTTACGAGGGACACCTATCAGACAATCGCGTTCTCACTGGTGTCATCGATTCAAACCCGTTCTTGAAATCCTAGCCACTTCGAGGTGGTAGCATGTCGGAAAAAGAAACCCTGTCTGAGGGAGGGATTGCGCTGCAGTATGCTGCTCCTTCCCCTTATGATTTGCCTACTGCTATTCAAGTGGAAGCGCAAGACCCTGAAGAAAAAACTGATGAAGTGGCACCTGCAGAAGATGCACCAGCTGATGAACCTACTGACGAAGAGCCCAAAGAAACTGGCCCCTCTGAAGAGGAGATGCTTGACGAAATCGAGAACAGCCCTGGAGTACAGTGGAAAAAATACCTACGGCCCATCCTTAAAATCATCAAAGATACGAAGCTGAAGGTACCCATTGAGTTGCACAACAGCTACACTATTGGGCTTGATAATGATACTTCATTAGGATTTCATATTGTGGGTATTGTGCATTTCCTAGAAGATGTCCCTGAGGATATAGCTGTTGAACTACAAGGGGAGCCTTTGCGTTTTGACGCAGCCATTACGCCAGACGGTTCTCTTGGTGATGTTGATTTGGTTTATCCTACGCTGAGCACCCCGTATATGCCAACTTTTCATGTAAACCGTAATGTGTACCACCTTTGAGGTTAGTATATAGTGATGAGAACAAGGTAGACCAAACGGGTTAATTGCATGGCATATTGGAGTTTCGTATGGGGTACAGGAGGAGTTGGCTTGGTTGGAACTAGCAGCGGTGATGGCTGTCCATCTAGTTGCTACAATCCTCTGAACCCTCCTGCAAGTAAAGAAGGAAACGTTCTAAACGATTTCCCTCTACATATTCAAACGCTCGGACAAGCGATGACTGAGCTTGCCCAGGCATTGAAGAGCGCCATCCCAGCAAACAACATCATCGTTAAAAGTAATTCACTTGCCAACTATACGCTAGATATACGTATCAACAGCAAAACAACTGCCTCTGCGACAATTCGTTTTACGAACACCAACGGTGATTTTCCTGTGGTAGGCAGCTACACCAAAGGCGCCAGCACAGGCAACGCTTCCTTTAGTAGTCTAGCAGACCTTCTTGACTGGCTTGCATACTCACTCCGCTAGCGTAAAAACATGACAACAGCAAACAAAAAAGCGCCACCAGCGAAGTTAAGATATAAGGGACGTCAGTACAATCGTGTAGCGATTACAGATGAAGGAAACATCTGGAAAAACAAAGTTGCCCCTCGCCTAAAAACTTTGTTTGAACTCGCTTCCGATGGCGACGCTGAGGACCACAACAAAAAAGAGCAAGCACGTGGCGTGTGGTTCGAGCTCAAAGAGTACTTCAAACTACTGGGTCTCCAGTAGATAAATTACGCCTGTCAACATTACCTCTTTAACCACGGCAGGTTTTTGCCAGCAACATCAGGAGAATGGAAATGAAGAAGGAAGCGACGAGGACGTACCGGGACTTAAAGAGTCGTACGACTCAAAAGTCTCGCGTGCGCCAGTATGATCGCATACCAGGCGATCAATTCGATGCCGACAGAGCTCTCGAGGAGGGCTACCTGAATGTAGAAGAAGGTGGTGGTGGCTTCGATGTAGCGGAAGAAGTAGACCCTGGAGACGTAGAGGTCGTCACCGATCAAGCTCCTCCTCGTGTAGAGGAAGTGGAAGAGGTGGCGTACGAAGCATACGAAGGCACTCCCTACGAGGAGGGCCCTGAAGGAAACGAAACTGAAAAGGAAGATGACGAGGAAGAGGAGCGCGACATGGACTACGAAGAGGGCATGGAAGTAAAAGACGGGGACATCGAAGAGGCATACTACGGCGATGAGGCCCCTGTAGAAGCAGAGCCCTACGAGGAAGAGGATGAGGAAGGGAAAGCGGAAGGATGCGGTCCCATGCAGGGTGAAAAAGAGGCCACGATGATGAAGCGTTCCGAGGGAAGCTTTGCTGAGCGTCTGCGCATGGCAATGGAACCCGCAGAAGATGCCATGGTTGCCGACCTTGGTGAAGAAGTAGCCACGGAAGAAGCACCAGCTACTGAGGGTCCGTGCCCCGCTGGATGCCAACCCGTGACTACGGAAGAAGCGCCTCCCGCTGGAGATGAGGGCATTGTTGAGGTGGGTGATGACGAGGTGACTTTCCTCGATGAGCCCAAGGAAGCTGCAGTGGAAGAGGACGAGGAGCCTGGTGAGGAAGTGACCGCAGAAACTGACGCAGTCGCTACTCCAACTACTGATGCAGTTGACCAACCGGTGTACGAGACGCTGGGGACAATTGAAGCGCTGGCAGATGTTGGTGCTGAGCGCGTAGATCTCATCCGCACCAGAGAGGATACCGACAACCCGCAGTACGTGGTCATGGTCGATGGTGACCCCGTTGCGAAGGTAGCCCTCAGTGATCAACCCGAGAGCTTGACCGCTGACCATGACCTGTTCATGGACGACGACTACCCGAAGTTCGTGTTGGAGAGCGTGGACACCTTCGGACTGAAGGAAACGTTGCAGCACGTTAACGCCAAGTACTACGTGGCCAGTGCATTCCAGGGTGAAGTGGCTCAGCAGATGCGTACCGCTGCCACGCACGACCTCGAAGGTGAGCATCGTCAGCGTTTGGCGGAAATGAAGGACCAGCTGCTCAACACCGCTAACATCGTGCTCGAGGGTTCCCTCAAAAACTACATCACCGACAACCCGCTCCGCGATTCCCTGGTGCGTAAGCTGAAGTCGGTCAACGTGGACGAGCGCGCTGCGCTCGACATCGTAGAAGCAGCCTTCCGTGAGAAGGGCAGCGACTTCTTCCGCACCATCTTCAAGAAGGCGGAAGAGTGGATCGGCGCTCCCAACGAGGTGCTCGAGCACCACGTTAAGGAAATCTCCCAGATGAATTACCGTCACCCCGGATACTACTCTCAGGAAATGGGTGAGGAAATTCCGATGGAAGAGGCTCCGATGATCGAGGCGTCGGCTGTCCCCACCAACGTTCCACTGCGCACCATCGCTTCCACGCGCCCCACTCCGCAGGGCGGTTACGACAGGGAGCAGATGAAGCGTGAGCTCAACCTGCACGGTCTGCTCGTGCAGAAGTCTCTCGCAAACCGTACCCGCTAGTTCAACTTGTGTGCTCTGCACACGGAGGCAGGAGGGCAACTTCCTGCCTCCTTTGGAGGGCATTCAACTCATCCCCATACTGTGGAAAAATGTACATAACACCAACCACACAGATTGTTCAAGCTGGCCCCGGTCTCCACATTGGAGAGCCCTTCCTTTCGCGCCGTTTCGACGGCAACAAGTTTGTCGATGAACCAGCGATTATCGAGGGGCGCACGCTTGAGGTGCACAAGTCTGGAACCAACCTTCGCATAGCTGGTTCTGAGCTCGAGAAGGTAGGGAACTGTGCCTGCGGTTTCATGGACATCTCCTGGCTTCCCTTCTGCGCTCAACGCTACCACATCAGCCCCCACATCGCAGACTACGTGCTGGTGGATGTGCCGATAGTTGTTGCAGATTTTCCCAACCGCAACATGGACGCGTTCACCTATGGGGAGCTCACAGAGTGGCGTACCCCCATTGGTCGGGTGGCCTTCCAGACGTTCATCGGAAAGCCCGTTCACCAAGACCACGATAATCTGGATGACACTCGCGCCAAAGGTGTCATCTTCGACGCGACGATGGTCAAATTTCGCAACCGCTGGCACGTCAAAATCCTGAAGGGGTTTGACCGCTCGAAAGATCAGCGCCTGGCGCAGCTTGTGCAACACAAGAACCGCATAGGCCACAGCATGGGTGCGTTGGTAGAGCGCACGGTCTGCTCGTTGCCATGGTGCGGCTTCCACAGCGACGGACGGATCACGTGTGACCATATCCGCAATGGAGCTGGAAAAGCAGAGGTCATCAACAACCATCTCGTCTACGAGAACATGTTGGACTTCTATTTTGTGGAAAGTTCGAGCGTAGAAGATCCAGCGTACGTCGTAGCTTTGTCAGACAAGATTTGGGGCTAGAAAGGAACGAGAGAGATGGAATCTGGTACCGTTCCGTTCGAGGTCAAGTATAGGGGTTCCTTGTACCGTCTGCGCAGTGCAGATGGTTTAGGTACTACTGGTGCAGACAAGAACTTCTCGATCATCCGCAAGGATTATCCAACTGAGACGCGAGAGCTCCTCTACTCTGGGGGAGCTTTTGTTCTTGAGATCACGCTAAAGTGGAATTTTGCTCCTGGGGTAGAGGCATCATTCCCAGTTACTCTTGATGCTGATGATGCTCCATTAATCTTTTTGGCTCTGTCTCGCGATGGTGGAGTGTTGAGTGAGGAGTACAAGAGGCTAGTAACAGACGGTGACGTGCCTGGTCCTGTGGAACAAGTGACCAAAGGGCTGGCGCCAAAGCAACAGAAGCAGCTAACCGCAGCTACCAAACGCGTGGCAATCCTCTTACGCTGGGAGGGCGAAAAATTGCTACGTGTACGTCCAGATGAAGAAGTTGCTCGTGTGATCTTCCGTTTGTGTACCCCAGCCAAGGGCTTCTCAGTAGGTGATATTCCTTACAAGGATGCACCACGCGACCTCGTAGAGAAGTTTTCGCAAGATCTCCACGTTGAGCTTATGCAGATGTTCCCTGGTGCGATAGTGGACACGCAGGTAGTAGATGAGCCCGATCCTCATTGTGGGCATCCAATAGTACTGAACAAATTGAACGTTCCGGTAAAAGGTTACGACGCAAAGGTCAACATGCTCGCGATGGATTTGTGGCGTGACTACTACCGAGAGTACAAGCAGGGACAACAGGAGTCTTAGCAATGGCGAAGATAGTAATCAAGTCCAAAGGCGCAGTACACAAGATGATTACTGCACGACGGTCCAACGATATTGACCGTCGACCGGGTTCCCTTCAACCCGATCTGGTCAACAGAATTCCTGATGTCCTTGCTCGCGAGTTTTCTCGTGTGGGAGAAGACCTCTACGACAAGACGATGTCGGAGATAACCGAGAGCGTGAAACGCAATTTCGGTGAAGGTATCCAGACGCTACAGTCTACCGTTACTGAGGAGACCGGGCGCCAGGGTTTCGAGAAATCGAAGCGCTTCATCCATGATTGGTTGCGTGGGATTGTTAGCGATCTGCAGATCAAGGGTGTTCCAGGTCTTGCTGACTCGTTGGGCAACCTTGCCAGCGAGTTTTCAGTGCAGTACCGAGAGTCTCCTGGGGAAGAGGGTGAGACTACTGATGAGGGAGAGGCACTTCTAGAAGTAGAGGCTCCTAAGCCTGCTGCCACTCCTTCTAAAGAGGAGCCAGAAAAAGAGAAGGCAGAAGAAGTAACCGACGAGGATCTTACTGCCATTTTGGAAGGTAAAGAAGCTGGTGGTGGGGAGGCCAAGGTGGAGACTGCTGCGGGTACGCTAGGTGAGTTCAGACGTCGTTTACGCTCCACACGTTCGAAGCGTCGTATTCAGGCACAGGGGCAAACTCGTGCAGAGTTGCTTCGAGCAGCGGCTGTTCACCTCGCAGACCTGGAGGCGTAATGTCTAAGTCATTGGTAGAAGGAGCACCACCCCCAATTCCGCAGGATGCTCGCAAGCCTTCTCAAGAGAAGGTGGAGCAGGCTCAACGTGCTGTTCTGCAGTTTATGCCAGAGGCAGCACAGGTAGCAGGTGCGCTTGCGCTGGTTGCCAAGAAGACACGCGATGGTTTTCACGAGCAGAGGGAGCAGGTGCTAGAGCTCGCCAACCTGGTAAATTCTTTCTACAAGAAAAACCCCAAAGGGTTTGAAAATGCTATGCAGCAGCTGCAAGCAGGTGGCAACGCTTGGATGGCTCTTGACAAAGCCATCATGGATTCTGGTACTCAAGCGTACCAATCGTTCAACAAGCTACACTCGGCGCTGAACACGTTTGCGCAGAACGTTCAGCCCGCTAAAAAGCTACCCGCAGACCAACTGATGGCGCCCAGTGACAAGCGTAAAAAGCTTGAGATGCTTCTTGTTAAAGAAAGGAAGATGGATCCAGAAGAGGCGAAGGATATGGTTAGTCACATAAGTGACGAGAAGATTAACAAGATGGTCCCTGCTAGCGGAATACTGCCTCCTGTACTAGTCCGCTTTAAGGGTAAACTGTACCGTCGTGCTTCTGTGCTATCTCAACTTAGAAATCTCTGATGGACCTTATCTTTTCCAGAGCTGATTTCAGCTACCTCCTGCCAGAGCTTCTATCGCTTTGGCCTGTTAATGGAGAGTGGAATCAGACCAACCAGACGAAAGTGCTCAAGCTTTCCTTGGCAAGTCGTCAACGACATGTAGCGGTTGGTGGAGCGGATGATTACATCTGTGTGAACACAGAGATAGGTCGGGAGCAGCTAAAAGAAGTGGGTGAGCGTATTGCTGGCCTACGCTCTGTTCCCTGGAAGTACCAGAACTTTTTCGAGAAGGGACGCCCCACCATGCGGTCCGCCTTGAAGATGCGTCCTGGAATAATGCTTCCTATTACCATAAACAACGTGGACACCACCATGCGTGTCAACACTGTACGCAGGTTACGCGGCAAGACAGCACTAAAAATGGACGTCACGCTGGACACGAAGCACCTGCCCATAATTCTTGAGCGTGAGACCAGGTGTACTTGTCTATACTGTGGTACGCACGCTTCCAGTGATGAAGTGAACTGCAGGGCCTGTGGAGCGCCGCTGCCTCCGTGCTAAGTAGGGGTCAACAATGAAACGTCGCATGAAGTCGATTTACACCACGCAGCCTGAGACCGTCCTTTATATGGGACACCGGTACGTACTCGCTGAAAAAGAAGATGAGGAAGAGACAGAGGCTGCAGAAGGTGATGAAGCCGAGGAAGAAGCACCAGCACCCAAGAAATCAACAGGTGCTGCTCGAGTTCGCATCGATGAGTGCACGGGTGAAGGTGTAACGTTTATTGTCAAAGCACTGGTGCACAGCTACGACGGATCTGGTATCCCCGGCCTCGAGAACGCTGCTGGCGGCGTGCGCAGACGTAACTTCAGCATCAAACGGATAGAAAAACTAACTAGCATTCCCAAAGACGTTCTCAAAATGATCGAGGACGATAGTAATGGTAATGCTGTTCTTAGCCGCATCGAGAAGATGCTAAGCGTCAGACCCAGCCCTCCACTGTACTACCTCAGTGCTACCGGAGGCTGGAACTGGAACAAGCGCAACGGTGACAAAGGAGTAGCAGAAATTCAGAGCCTCCTTGATTTCCTGCGCGGACGACAGGCAATCCTGTTTTCCTACTGTCACAACAAAGTCAACCACGGGGATAATCCCACCCTCATCTAGTATCGATGCCTGCTACTCTGAAAATAGCGGGGCGTACATTCGCCGTTACAGATCTCGACGTTGCAGTGCTTAAACGCATCCACGATGCTTGGGATGCTGCAGATTATGATGGGATGCTGCTATTTTTGGATGAGTGGGCTCCCATGATTACTTTTGAGACTGCCAAGGAAATAATCCACAACTTCGATCTTGAAGATGAGCTTGGTGATCCTGCTACCCTCGAGGAACGCTACGATCACGTAGATGATGTTTTCTACGATATCGAAGAAGCGCTTAACAATGGTGACATCAAGGCGCTCAACCGTAAAAGTGGAATCACTAAGGTAGGTGGCGCTGAGTATGCTGCTGGGCGAGATGGTCTGAAGTTCGGCTTGATTTTTCACGCCTCGAGTGCAGACCTGGAAGACTTACGAAAACGCTTTCCGAAAAAGGATACCGAGAGCCCAGAGCCCGCTGAAGAAACAAATGAGGACGCAGCGATGGCTAAAGAGATTTCAGAAGCGGCACAAGAGGTAGAAGAGCAGATTGGCAAAGCAGCTTCTGTAGTCACGGCAGCACCTCCTCCTTATCCAGCCTCCTGGTGCCTTCAAAAAGCAGTCAACCTCATTAAGTCGGTGGACTTCGGGCATGGTAAAGACGCTGGAATTGTCGCACTTGAACAGGCTGCTGAGCTGCTAGATGTTTGCGAGCTTCCCAACAGCAACCTCAAGATGGCGATCCGCTACTTTCTAACAGATCGCAAAAGGTCTAGAGAGTTCATCTACGGCACAGATAGCGGCTCCAATCCTGGAGCGCTCACTGAGCTACTAGAATCCTTGGAGCTTCCCGTGGCTGCTTCAACAAAAGTTTCTCGTTTCGTCACTTTCCGTGGTGCGCTGTACGAGCTCGTGCCTTCTGAAGAGAACGTGCGCGAGGCTTACCATCTGCCTCCAGGCAAGATGAAGGGTGTAACAACCTGCACACCAAAGGACCAGACTGACAAGAAGCCTAAGGGGGATCAGGTGTGGTGTGTGTTCGACAGCCACGGAAATCTTCGTGCTCGGTACAAAACCGAGGAGGAAGCGAAACGCTACAAGGTTTTCATGATCAATCGTTACTGGTCCTCTGGAAAGGGTAAAAAACGATCAGATCGTCCCAGCAATAAGTAGTTGCGTTTTGTGTTTACGGAACGTGAAACTACTTACTATATGATGAGCAACTGAGCTAGCAACATTATTCCAACCGCTCAGCATCACCAACATTATTGAAAATCGTGCGACGTGACGCATCACAACGCGGGCACGAGTGCTTTGTCGAGATTCACGTAAAATTACTTTCTGGGCAACATTACTTTAGAATCTCAGCGGACGAAGCGGCAGCATTACCCCCGTGATAAATGTGGCGCACTCGTGCCCTCTCTGAGAACGAGAAGTCACAGTGTGGAACGTCGCGAATGTCAACAGCGGTAAAACGTATTCATGGAGGATAGAAAATGCCGCTTCTTCCAAACGCGTCTGTAAAGACCAAATACGATTTTACGCGGTCGCGCTTCGAGTGGAAACGCCAATTCGAAGTGGCCCCAGCCGCTAACATCGTAGAGGAGGGCAGTATTCTAACTCGCCTTCCTGGCCCCGCAGGCAACGAAGTGGTCCAGTTGGGCCAGTCCGGTGCCTTGGCAGTTGGTGAGCGTCCTTGCGGCCTCTCACTGCAATCCCGCATCACTGCGAACACCTTTGCGGATGTTCGCAACTACACCGTGCCTGCTGCACCTGGACCGTACACGGTCCAGCTGCCGCATGCCAACCTTCTCCTCGTCGCTCCCGCTACGGCTCAGGCGTATTTGTGGGACAACACCGCAGCAGCTGCGATCACTGTTGTCGCGCACATCGCGGTGCCCGCTCCCGGTCCTGGCAACGTGGATATCGATCCCGTTACGGGTCTGATGACCTTCGACGTAGCCGAAGCGGAGCACAACATCACGATCACTTATCGGTGGAACCTGACCGCCATCGAGCGTGATCTCATCCTGCGTCAGAGCCATGTCAACCGTGGCGCCGAGGATCAGTTCGGTCTCATGACGGTGGGCTACGGCGACTGCCTGGTCTACACGAGCATGTACGAAGCCGATCAGGCGTATACCGTGGGTGCGCAGTTGACCCTCGGTAACGGCGGCGTCTTTACGCTGGGTGGCGCGACCAATTTCGGTCGTGTCGTATCTGTACCTTCTCCGGGTGACCCCTACCTCGGCGTCGAGTACATCAGCCCGGTATAACCCGAAACTGAAGAGAGGAGAAAAACATGTCACAAGTGTTTTCAGGAAAAGCTGCTCTTCGGGATCGGAAGGGCAACGACATCGCAAGAGGACCCGCTTTCAAGACGATGCCCCGTACGGGGAGCGTCAGCTACTCGGCAAACACACCCTTGGTGGGTGCGAATGGCGAGTACAACCAGGGCAGCGTGTCCGGACTCATCGAACAGATGGATGCCATCGTCAAGCAGGCTCGCGCAGGCGAGATCCACCGCGACGAGGGTTCCCTCGACATCTCTGCTTGGAGCCAGCAGGGTCACATCGTGCAGGCCGCTCTCGCTGAGCAGCGTCCTGCCGAGGGTGGTCCCTTCCAGGTTCTGGGTGAGGTGTTCACTGACTCCGTGGCCGAGACCATGGGGCGCATGGGATTCACCAACAAGGTCTTCGCCCAGCAGGACGTGGCCGAGGGTGGAACCGCGCGTATCCGCATCCGTCAGAAGGACGTAACCTCCTGGCTGATGCTCTCGGATGGTCACACCATCGAGTCTCTCATCCGCCAGAAGTACATCTATCCTCGGGGCTACAACCTCGAGACGCTGGTACTGATGGAGGAGGCTGAGATTCACGAGGCTGGCGCGCAGATCATCGAAGAGAAATACAATGATGCACTCGAAGCGACCATGGTCCGCGACGACAACATCACGAAGTTCCTCCTCGATCAAGCCGCTCCCACTGACAACGACGTAATCGCGTTTAACGCCTTTACGCCTCAGGTCTTCGTTACCCTGCGTAACCAGATCTGGCAGTGGAGCCTCCCGGTCCCGCACGCCCTCATGGCGATTGACCTGTGGGACGACCTGTTCGCGGATGCGGACTGGGCACGTTGGTACTCGCCCATCGAGAAGCACGAGTTGGCCGTAGAGGGCAAGCTCGGGCGTCTCGGTGACATCGAGCTGATCACGGACGGATTCCGGTACGACACCTTGCAGGTTCTGCAACCTGGCGAGGTGTACTTCCTGTCCTCTCCGTCGACTCTCGGTGTGAAGGCGAACATGATCGCCCTGAACTCCAGTGTAGTAGACCAGCGCATGCTCGGCCGTGCCGTGCGTGGTTGGTTCATCTTCCTGCGTCAGGCGAGCGTGCTCGGCAACAGCCGTGGTGTCTCCAAGGGTGTTCGGCTCTAGTAGCTAGACGTCCACCCCTCGGGGAGCTTCGGCTCCCCGAGGGGTTTTTCTCGTTTGGATTGTTCAACCAGTTTCTGTTACTGGGACCTGATTCAACAGTCCAACCCAACACACGAGGTCAACAATGGCAACCAAGGCTCCTACGTATATTAAAGTCAACGGCCGTCTCTACAAGAAAGCAGCGGCAGATCCCGACGTCAACAGCGCACTCA